CGCCCCGAAGAGATCGGGATCAACACTGCCAGCCAACTCATTCCTTTGCTGACCAAGGGCCTGGAGACGCTATTAGCAGACCCTGAGCGCTTCCGGTCTTTCGAGGCGGAGAACGGCTGGGGCAAGTACGAGAACTTGGCGGAGTTTGTCAGGAGCTACCTCGAAGCCTGTACCGAGAGCCCTAATGCGAAGTGTGGAGCATGCCGGTGAGAGTGCCGCGCATCGTCTTGGCATGGTTGCTGACGGCCGTCGCGCTGGCGTTGCTGGCGGGGTTTATCGCGCTTCTAGTCATTACCGACGGAAAGATTCTGGCATTCGTGTTTATGCCGACACTCCTTGGGCTGGCGGTCTGGGGTCTCTATGTGTGGATCGATGAGTGGGTGCTTGCGAGGTACCGCGAATGACCGACAGCGAAGTTCTGCAAGAGTTACGGGCCGCCCGCGAGGCCCACGACCGCCATAGAAACGCGGTGCAGGATGAGATGGGCGTCAATGGCGCGCAAGGAATCCTTTGGCAGAACAGTTATTGCGCCGCTTGGCCCAACTACGTAGAAGCCCTCGCTGTGATGCAGTCCATGAGGGAGAAATATCGTGTTTAGTCCGTACATAGCCGACTTGGTTGGATTTATCTGTGGCGTAGTTGGCGGCTCGGCCTTCGTGGTTGTGTGGGTGCTGGCAATGGTGGATTACGGCCGAAAGAAGCCATGGTGGGCAGAATGACCATGAAGCGCGGCCGAATCGAAGGCATTCCCCAGCCCGGGAACAACCCGCTAACGCCATGGCGCAGGAGTGCTATCCCGCCTAGCCGCAGGAAGGTCAAGCGTGAGGCGAGGGCTGCCGCACGGTGCATTGCGAGGATGAGGGTGGATCAGGCGACAGTTTCTTAGGGGTATTTAGTGCGTAAATTCAATGGAGATCCAATGGCCGTAGCAGTGTCCGAAGTCGAAAAGATGGCCGCCTATGATGCGATGGTGGCCAAGCTGCCAAAGCGTGATCGGCGAAACCTGTCGCGGGCATCGGCCCAGACGAAGTGGATCATGGAGGCGGTAACGCGCTGGTTCAATTTCCAGCAGGGCGGTACAGCTACAGGCCTGGGCCTGCCGTCGGAGAATGTCCTGCATCGGGCCGGCCTGCTGATTCCCCGGGCTCCGCTCCGGGTGGTGACGCCCATCGCCGAGGTGCCCGAGATCGTCAGTGCGGTCAATAACGCTGTTGGGAGCCTGTTGGAATCCCGGGTGCGGGTGCTTATCGCATGGGAGCGTCACGGGCAGTACGGGACTGAGTACGTAGCAAACAAGCTGCACATGAGTTCAGATGCCACAACCAGGTACCTGAAGCAGGCCCGGCAATCCCTCGCAGACATCCTGCGCGGCATGGGCTGGAGGGTTCCACAGGGCGAGCGCGAAGACGGGGTGTTGTAAGTGCATTCAACATCAGCCATAACACCAACATCGCACACTGCCCCAGAAATGGGGTCTTCAGCCGTTAGTCGCCTGGCACGGATCTGCTGATGCAGATCGCAGGCAAGACTAGCGGGAACAGATTGGCTGCTCAGGCTGAGCGCCGCAGCGGCACATTTGGCTTTCTGCCGTATACGATCCTCTACGCAATAGAGGCGCCAGACGCTTCGCGCATTAAGTTCGGCATTACGTCGAACATCGATAAGCGATTCAGGCAGTTGTGCGGAAGTTCCCCGGTAAAGCTGAGGCTCATGGGGCACATGTGGATGCCCGTGAATGCCGAGGCGTACACCTTCGAGCATCTGAAGGCAGATCGGGTCCATGGCGAGTGGTTCCTGCGCACAGAGGCCGTTATTTCAGTTGCGACTCTGATAGCCGGGAAGCGTGATATTGAGTTGGCTGAAATGATCGGCCTGCCTAATCGCCAGCCCTACCGGTCGCCAGCTAGGGACGCACAGACAGCTGCGTTGATGCGCAGCATATGGCTGGAGGGGAAATGAGTGAAACCCTGCAGCGCATGCGCCAGAAGGCGGGAAGCCATCAAGGCCAAGGCGAGAACAGCATGGGACAGGGCGAACCAGCTATTCCACCGCCAGCGGCCGTACCCGGAATGGATGTTGCCGCAGTTGCCGCCGGGCTAAACCGCATAGCGGATGCAGGATTCGCGTGTGCCGCAGCAATGGAGCTACTGGCCCGAGCTACAGCAGGCGAGTTTGATGAACAGGGTGGAGAGGTAGAGCGTCAGGTGGACATGGCGGGAAGGCCGCTGTGAGCGCATTGACCCCAGTTCGCCGCGTTGTGCTGGATGGCCAAGAGATCAATTCGGTAGTCCGTGCTCAGGTTGTCATGGAGCCCGGGCAGCTCCCCGTGCTGGTTCTGCGGATAGGGTTGGCACATGCGGTACTTGAGAGGGAAGCCGAGGATGGCCGAACCATCTTCTGCGAAACCCGCGGGCGCAAGCCGCTGGGGTAACGGCCGAGGTGGCAGACCCTGGCGCCGCATAGTCGAGCGCGTCAAGACACGCGACCAGTACACCTGCCGCAAGTGTGGCCGAGTCACCCTAGACGGCGAAGTCGATCACATCACCTCAACATCCAAGGGCGGCACAGACGATGACGCCAACCTGCAGTACCTATGCAAGGAGCCCTGCCATGGAGACAAGACCAGGGCAGAGCGAGGCGGTAAGGTGAAGCAGTCGGTAGGCGACGATGGGTGGCCCCGCACATAGGGGGGGGGATTATCAACGTTTTCAAGCACTTGTCGTGGACACCGTACCCCGCTCCTCTTTACGCGCATCCACAATTCAGGGAACAAAGTCAGTCAATGCCTAAGCCGCGACTTCCGAAGGCGAAGGCCGATGCTTCCGGGGCTGCAATCAAGAACCCCGGGCGCTTCAAAGACCGCAAGGCGCCGAAGCGCACCAGGCCGCTCGGCGAGCCGTATTCGGCCATGACCGAGGACCAACGACGGTACTGGCGGGAATTCGCTGTGGACATGCCGTGGTTGCACTCCGGTCACCGGGTGTTGCTGCGCATGGCGTGTCAGTTCGCGGCCCGGTTAGACACGGATGACGGTATTGGCGAGAACGCGGCCAAGGTACTCAGTGCGCTGCTGTCGAAGCTGGGGGCAACTCCGGTGGACGAAACCAAAGTGAACCATGGCGACGACGGCGAAGAAGATCCTGCGGACCAATTCTTCGGCCGACCGCACTAGCGCTTACGCCCAATCGGTGGTGGCTGGCGAGATCATCGCCGGGCCACATGTCCGCAATGCCTGCCGACGCCACCTGAAGGACCTGGAGGAAGGGTCGCGGCGAGGCCTGACATTCGACACGGATGCCGCGGATAGGGCGTTCGGCTTCTTCGAGACGGTGCTGAAGCTGTCCGAGGGACAGTTCGAGGGTAAGCCCTTTGAACTGCACGCCTCGCAAGCCTTCATCGTCGGTAGCCTGTTTGGCTGGAAGCGCGCCAACGGCACCAGGCGCTTCCGGCGAGCCTATATCGAGCAGGGCAAGGGCAACGGCAAGAGCCCCATGGCCGGCGGTATCGGCCTGTACGGGATGACAGCGGACGGCGAGGCTGGGGCACAGATTTACTCTGCTGCTGCGAAGCGCGATCAGGCCGGCATCCTCTTTGCCGACGCGGTGAAGATGGTCAACCAGTCTCCCGCCCTGCGGAAGCGGATCGACTTTTCCGGCGGCCCGGGCCGTGAATACAACATGGCCCATCACGCGAGCGGGAGCTTCTTCCGCCCGGTGTCGCGGGATACCGGAAAGTCGGGATCTGGCCCAAGGCCGTACTTCGTCCTCGCGGATGAGGTTCATGAGCTGCCGGACGGCAAGATCCTGGAAATGCTGGAGCGAGGCTTCAAGTTCCGCCGCCAGCCGCTGTTGTTCATGATCACCAACTCCGGCTCGGACCGGAATTCTGTGGCGTGGCACGAGCACGAATGGGCCGTGAAGGTCGCGGCGGGACATGAGGATGCCGTGACGGATCCGACCTTCGTAGGTCGGGTTCTGGATGACGAGCTGTTCTCGTTCGTGTGCTCGCTGGATGAGGGCGACGACCCCCTCAATGATCCGCGGTGCTGGCCGAAGGCCAACCCCCTACTCGGGGTGACGATCACCGAGGAGTATCTGGCGAGCGTTGTGGCGCAGGCCAAGAACATTCCGAGCAAGCAGAACAACATCCTGCGGCTGCACTTCTGCATGTGGACCGACGCCGAAGAAGCCTGGATGAGCCGGGAGGTGGTCGAGCCGCTGATGGTGGACTTCGACATTGCCGAACACCGCGGCAAGCGAGTGAATCTCGGCCTGGATCTTTCGCAGAACCGGGACATTACCGCCATGGGCGCGGTAGTGCAGACCGGCGACAAGGAAGTAGAGGTTACGCAGAAAGACGGGACAGTGGCGAAGGTCAGGAAGCCGACTTTCGACGCGTGGATCGAGGCGTGGACCCCTGGAGACACGATGCAGGCCCGCTTCGAGCGGGACAAGCTGCCGTATCCGGTATGGGCGAAGCAGGGGTTTCTGCACGCCCCGCCTGGGGAGAACATCAGCTATCTGCACGTCGCTCAGACCATGGTCGAATACGACCAAGACTTTGACGTGGCGATGGTCGCCTATGACCGCTATGCGTTTCGCCGGTTTGAGCAGGACGCGGAATCTGTCGGGCTGAAGTTGAACTTCGTGGAGCACCCGCAGGGCGGCACGAAGAAGGGCAAAGCGACTCCAGAGATGGAGGCCGCTGCCAAACGGGACGGTCGCCAGGCGGAAGGGCTGTGGTTCCCTGCATCACTTCGCGCCCTTGAGGACGCGATGCTTGAGGGGAGGGTCAGGTTCAGAAAGAACCCGGTTCTCATCTCGGCAATCATGTCCGCGGTGATCGAGCAGGACAAGTGGGACAACCGCTGGCTATCCAAACAGAAATCAGTCAACAAGATCGACGCCATTGTCGCAGTGGTGATGGCCTTCGGTGCAGCCAATGCGGCGCCGGAGAAGAAGCAGGAAATTCGCATGTTCATGGTGGGCTAGAAATGGAACTTTCGACACGCGCATATGCCGCCTTCGAGGTGAAGGATGTAAGCGACAGCCGGCGCACCTTCCGTGGCTGGGCTACAACTCCCGCGTTGGATCGCGTCGGGGACACGATCAACCCGATGGGTGTGAAGTTCAAGAACCCGCTTGCGCTGCTGCACCAGCACCGCCACGACATGCCGATCGGTACCGTGAATTTCGGCACACCGACTAAGAAAGGCATTCCGTTCGAGGCGGAGATTCCAGAGATCAGCGAACCGGCCACGCTCAAGGAGCGGCTGGACGTTGCATGGGGCGAGATCAAGCACGGCTTGGTCCGCGCGGTGAGCATCGGTTTTAAGCCGATCAAGTACGCGTTCACCGATGCCGGCGTGGACTATCAGGAAGTCGAGGTTTATGAGCTTTCGAGCGTGACCATTCCGGCGCTTCCGGAAGCGGTCATCACGGCGGTGAAGTCGATGGCGCCCCTGTCGCGCGACCTCATCACTGCAATCAAATCCGCCGATGCGGACGTGCTGCGCGAGCGCGGCATCAAGCTTATCTCGGCCCGAGACGTACACCTGAAGCGCGGGGCGATCTCGCTGCGCTAACTTAATTCGCAGGCAGGCCCGCCGTGGAACGCGGGCCATAAGGCTGCATAGCGGCTGTCGCGAGACAGTCGAACGCATTGCCGTGAGGCAACGCATCCCGTTTGATGGAGTGAAACCAAGTGAAGACCTATTCCGAGCAGATCGCTGATCTGCAGGCGACCCGCCTTTCCCAGGCGGACCGCATGAAGGCCATCCAGGCCAAAGCGACCGAACAGTCCCGCACGCTGGATACCGGCGAGCAGGAGGAATTCGACACCCTCAAGGCCGCGATTGGCACGGTGGACAAGAACATCGGCAATCTGCGCGACCTGGAAGCCATGGACGCCGCCAATGCGGATGCGGTTCTCCCGCAGGCGCAGGCGAAGGCCGCGACCGCTGCGACCGGCCGCACTGGAATCGATGTCCGCATCAAGGAAGTCGAGAAGCTGGAGCCCGGCATCCTGGCCGCCCGCTACGCCATGTGCCTGGGTGTCGCGCGAGGCGACCATGGCAAGGCGTTCAAACTGGCCGAGGCCCACTACCCGCACTCCGAGGCCGTCGTCAAGACGCTGAAGTTCCAGGCGGAAGGTGCGGATCTGAGCCAGATGTTCCGCCAGAAGGCGACCGTGCCCGCTGGTACGACCACGGATTCGACGTGGGCGGCCCCGCTGGTGTACGCGCAGACCTGGGGTGGTGATTTCGTCAACTACCTGCGTCCGCGAACCCTGATCGGTCAGGCCCAGTTCCGTCCCGCCCCCTTCAACGCTCGCATCGGCGGGCAGACCAGTGGCGGTACGGCCAAGTGGACCGGCCAGGGCAAGTCCAAGCCGGTGACGAAGTTCGACTTCATCGCCTACAACACGGAGTTCACCAAGGTGGCCGCGATTGCGGTGTCCACGAAGGAACTCCTGCGCCTGTCCGATCCGGCCGCAGAAGTTCTGCTGCGCGATGGGCTGTCGGATGCATCGATTGAGCGCGTCGATTCGGATCTGTTCGATCCCGATATCGCGGCGGTCTCCGGTGTCAATCCGGCGGGCCTGTTGAATGGCGTGTCGCCGGTCGCCGGCCCCTCGTCGCTGGATCCGGATGACATCCAGTGCGCCATCGACCGCCTGTGGGCTCCGTGGGACTCCACGTACATGGGTGCCCGCCCGGCGTACTACACCACTCCGGCAGTGGCGCGGTTGCTGGCTGGCCGTCGTGACCCCTTGGGCAATCGGGTGTTCCCGACCATGAGCAACACGGGTGGCAGCATCGACGGTGTTCCGGTTCGGGTGTCTCAGTACCTCGCCAACAACGGCGGTTCGGGCGGTGCTCCGTTCATCCTGGTGGATGAGTCGGAAATCTGGCTGGCCGACGATGGCAGCGTGACGCTGGACTTCTCGGATCACGCCACCATCGAGATGAGCGATACCCCGGTGGGTTCCTCGTCCGCGACCGTGACCTCGAACGGCTCGCCGTTCGTGAGCATGTTCCAGACGAACTCCCGGGCGTTCCTCGCCGAGCGTGCGATCTGGTGGGGCAAGCGTCGTACCGGCGCAGTTCAGTGGATCGACGGGTTCCCGAGCGCTTGCTAAGGGCATTCCAGCCGGGAGGGACCTCTCCCGGCTGGGTTTTTAGGAGCGAATGTGGCCTGCCAAGGGTGCATCAATAGGCAGCGCAAGCTGGTTCGGTTGCTGTGCAGGAAGCCTGCCAGCAGCCTATGCAAGAAGGCACAACACCGGCTCGCACGGATGGAAGCGGCGCAACAGGAGACGAAGAAGTGAAGGTTACAGCGATCAAACAGTTCCGGCGCCACGTTCCTGGCGAGACGTTTGAGATGGCCGACCAGGCGGCCCGAGTATTCATTAAGGCGCGGGTCGTCCGCGCTGCGGACTACGAAACCGACGCCGTAAAGGCGGAATCGGTGGATATGCCGGATGAGCCGCAGGATATCTCCCCGCGCACCGGCAAGCCCAAGCGCACATACAAGCGCCGGGACGTGCAGGCTGAAGCCTGATGAATTTCAAGTCGCTGGCCGTCAACCCCCTGACCTATGTGATCGGCTTCGCTGTGGGCGGCGCTGGATGCGTGGTCGCCGGTGTGAGCGTGATGGTCGGCGCAGGTCCGGGGCTACTCGCCGCGGGATGTTTCCTGATTGGAGCGGCAGTCTACATCACTCGCGGGATGAAGCCGAATGGGTGAGCTGACCTTGCTCGGCGCACTGCAGAACGCCGCGACTCGGCAGAAGCTGCTGTCCGCGGTCCCGAACCGCGGGGGCTGGCGTTCCGTAACGGAACCCTTTGCCGGCGCCTGGCAGATGAATGTCACAGAGACGTGCGGCGATCTGCTGTGCTACCCGACGCTCTATGCCTGCGTGATGCGCATCGTGACCGACATGGGAAAGCTCCCGTTCGGCCTGCAGAGCGAGGACGACAACGGCATCTGGAAGCGTGTCAGCAACCCTGCGTATTCCCCGGTGCTGCGCAAGCCCAACGATTACCAGACTGCCCAGCAGTTCCGCGAAGCCTGGATGATCTCCAAGCTGACGCAAGGCAACGCCTATATTCTCAAGCGTCGCGACAATCGCGGCGTTGTGACTGGCCTCTATGTGCTGGACCCCTGCCGGGTGCAGCCGATGGTTTCCGAGACTGGAGCGGTGTACTACCAGCTCCAGACGGACGCGCTGAACAAGCTGCCGCAAGACTACCCGGCGCAGAATCTCGTTGTTCCAGCGCGGGAGATCATCCACGACCGCTGCATCACATTGCACCACTGGCTGGTGGGAGTGCCGCCACTGTGCGCGGCTCATTGGCCGGCCCTGAAGAATCTGAAGATCCTGAAATCCTCGGCAGAGTTCTTCGGGAACAATGCCCAGCCTGGCGGCATCCTTACTGCCCCAGCAGGCATGAGCGAGACCGACGCGCAGACTGTCCGCGACTACTGGAACACCAACTACACGGGCGCCAACGTCGGCAAGGTCGCGGTGATCGGGGCGGACATGAAGTTCACCGCCTTTGCGATGAAGTCGGCCGACTCGCAGCTGGTTGAGCAGATGCGGTACTCGGATGAGCAGATCTGCCAGCCGTTCGGCGTTCCGCCTTTCATCATCGGTATGGGTCAGATACCCGCCGGAATGAAGGTGGATGACATGGCCAACATGTACTACACCTTCGCGCTGCAGTCGCACATCGAATCGATGGAGTACCTGCTGGACGAGGGCCTGGGGGTTTCGGCGCCGCTGGGCGTTGTTCTGGACACGGAGCCTCTGCTGCGCATGGATGCCGAGAAGCGCAGCGTGGTCTACGGCAAGCTGGTCGCGGACGGAATCGCTACCCCGAACGAAGGCCGGCGCGAGTTCAACTACCCGCCGCTTGAAGGTGGTGACACCGTTTACATGCAGCAGCAGGACTATCCGCTGGATCAGGTCCGGCAGAACAAGATCGCAGCACCAGTCCCGCCTGCTCCGCCCCCGCAGCCGGAACCTGATCCAGAAGCCGAACAGCAGCAGCGCTCCATGGTCGCAGCTGCTATCGCCCATGCGGCCAGAAAGTCACTCAATACGAGGCTAGCGAATGTCGCTTGATATCGAGAAGATCGGCGAGCAGCTGGCCGAGGTCATGCACGGCGCAATCGCTCCGCTGCTCAAGCGCCTTGAAGCACTGGAGACTCGGGAGCCTGTGCGCGGCCCTCCGGGGGATCCCGGCGAGAAGGGCGCGGATGCAGACCAGGTGGACGTGTTGGAGGTAGTTGCCGAACTATTGGCCACCGATCAGCTCAAGTCTCTGGTGCAGTCCTACGTAGGCGTGCAGACCAAGGCCTATTTCGAGGCGAACCCCATCCGTCATGGACAGGACGGGAAGGATGGCGATCCAGGTCCGCCGGGAGATCCAGGCGTCAGCATCAAAGGCGAACCCGGCAAGGACGGCGCAGGGGTTGCTGACCTCCTGATCGACCGCGAGGGCGCGCTGGTCGTTACCCTGACAGACGGCCGCACCAAGTCGCTGGGCATCGTCGTCGGAAAAGACGGCAAAGATGGGATCGGCAGGGACGGTAAAGATGGCGTTGACGGCCTGAGCTTCGAGACTGCTCAGGGCGAGTTCGACGCCGAGCGCGGCTTTGTCATCCGCCTGACCGGCTCGCAGAAGGCTACCGAGTTCGTGTTGCCGTACATGCGACATTCCGGGTTCTGGGCTGAGGGCAAACTGGCGAAGGCCGGCGAGTCCATGACCCACGACGGCGCCTTGTGGATCGCCAAGCGCGATACCTCGGCCAAGCCCTGCCTCGAAAGGGCGGAGGACTGGATCCTTGCGGCTCGCAAGGGGCGGGATGGCAAGGACGGCCGTAACGGCATCGACAAGACGGCGCCGGTTAAGACCATCGACCGGGGTCCGGCGTGATCGACCTCGTCACCAAGGCAGAGTGCTATCCGCACCTGCGCATTGACGAGTCTGATTCCGGCGGCAGTCCCCACGATCCGTGGCTGGACATCTTCATCCCCGCGATCTCTGGCGCTGTGGCGTCCTGGCTGAAGGACAACTGGCGCTTGTACGTGCCGGAAGTGGATTCAGACGGCGAGATCTTGCGAGACTCGAATGACGACCCGGTGCCATCAGACGCGCTGCATCCGACCGTGAAGGCTGCGACCCTCATTGAGCTGGCGTCGCAGTTCCGCTTCCGAGAGGGCGGCGGAGACAACGCGGTCGAGTCGCACCAAGGCCACGGCTACACTCTGTCGCGCGGAGCCACGGCGATTCTCTCCGGGCTGCGCAAGTCTACGGTGCGGTAATGGCTATCGAGGCCGGCCGGCTGCGGCACAAGCCCGAGCTGCAGGAGCAGCAGACTACACAAGATTCGACTACCGGAGAGATGGTCATCGCATGGGTGACGATTGCCGAACCTTGGGCGGCGGTTGAGCCGGCAAGCGTGAGCGCGTTCATTGCCGCTGCTGCCCAGCAATCCGAGGTTCGCGGACAGTTCGTGATCCGCCATCGGGAGAACATCAACGCCACCATGCGATTCCTGCATCGTGGGTTGGCATATAGGATCCTCGGAGTGCTGACCGACAAGGACAGTGGCATTGAATACATGACGCTGCCCGTGTCGGAAGGCGTGCGCGTCGTCGGATGATCTGGGCGCTACTGGCCCCCGGGCCGTCTGCATCGGTCGAGCTCGCAGAGCGGCTTCGTGGAATGAAATTGGGAGTTGTGGGCTGCGCGTTCCAGCTCGCCCCTTGGGCAGAAGTGATTGCGGCCAGCGACAAAGGCTGGTGGGCCAAGTATCCCGAGGCGATGCGCATTCCGCGCCGGTACGCAATGCATCGCGTTGAGGACGTGGTGCAACTGCAGCTTCCGCAGATCGCGCAGACGACGAATTCAGGAGTTCTCGCGTTGGAGGCGGCCAAGCTGCAGGGCGCGACGAGGATCCTGCTGTTCGGCTTCGATATGCAGGGAACGCACTTTTTCGGCCCTTACGTGAATGGCTTACGCAACACCAAGCCGCACCAGCGCCGAAACCACCTGAACGAGTATCAGGCGTGGCGCAGCTTGAACCGCAAGATCGAGGTAGTGAATTGCACTCCCGGCTCTGCTCTGACCTGCTTTCCCATGATGGCCCCGGATGAAGTGCTACCTGAACCTGCGACGACTCGCGCCGCCTGAGCGCTGGGCCGCCTTCACGCACGGCCTGCGGGAAGTCGGGTACGAGGTGGCGGAGGGAATGGGGCAGGCTGATCTGCTGGTGACGTGGAACAGGATTGGCACGGCTGATTCGGTGGCCCGGGAATACGAGCGCGACGGCCGACCGGTGATCGTTGCCGAGAACGCCACATGGGGCAACGGCTTCATGGGAGGCCGCTGGCTGCATCTGGCCAGGAACCGCCATAACACCGCCGGGATGTTTCCTGTCGGCGCGCCTGACCGCTACAACGCGTTGGGCGTGGAGCTGGCTCCATGGCGGACGGAAGGCGAGACGGTGGGGCTAGTCCAGCGGGGCATTGGATCGCCACCTACTGCCCAGCCTCGCAGCTGGCGGCCGAAATGTGACCGCATCAGGTCTCATCCCGGAACCGGGCCATGCGTTCCGCTTGAGCAGGACCTGGCAGAGGCTGGAAAGGTTGTGACCTGGGGCAGTGGCGCTGCGGTCAAGGCGCTGATGATGGGCATTCCGGTTGAGTCGCACATGCCGGGATGGATTGGTGAACAGGACAACACGGACGCCGGCCGGCTGGGAATGTTCCAGCGGCTGGCCTGGGCGCAATGGCGCATGGCTGAAATCGAATCTGGCGAGGCGTTCCATTGGCTGCTCGGGTGATCTTTACCGGAAAGGGGACCTCTGGCAGCTGGCAGGTTCGCGGGGCGCAACTCGCGTCTGCCATGGGAGCCACGGCAATCCCCATGGCGTCGGCCGTGGATATGAGCCGCGCCGACATGGCCGTCGTGGTGAAGCGCGTCCCTGACGTGCTGCTGCGAAGCCTGAAAGGCCGTCTCTGGGTATGGGATGTGGTGGACGCCTACCCGCAGCCGTCGGCCTACGAATGGAGCAGGGAGCAGGCGGTTGCATGGGTGAGGGCGGAGATCGCCCGCCTGAACCCAACGGCGATCATCTGGCCCACGGCACAGATGCGCGCGGACTGTGATCGCGGCCTGCCTGGGATGGTCCTGCCGCACCACCACCGACCGGGAATCAAGGTCAATCCGGTGCGCAAGCACGCGCAGGCGGTGGCCTATGAGGGTGCGGCCCAATATCTCGGCAGTCTGCGCGCCGGCATTGAGTCGCTGTGCGAGCGCCGGGGTTGGCGATTCGTGGTAAACCCGGATCACCTGGCAGAGGCGGACATTGTGCTCGGCATGCGCGACAGCGGCGGCTACGTCTCGCGGCATTGGAAGTCCAACGTGAAGCTCGCCAATGCCCACGGCAGCGGAACCCCGTTCATCGGGAACCGCGAGTGTGGATATCGGGAGACTCGCTGCGGCGTGGAGCTGTGGGCGGATGACCTGTCGGAGCTGGCCGAGGCTTTCGACCGGCTGACGGACCAATCGGCACGCGAAGTGGTATCGGATCGGTTCCTTGCCAGCGCGTATTCGGTCGACCAGGCCGCTAAGGATTTGCAGCAGTTCATCGATGGCCTGTGAGTACCTGCTGGGTCCGGATGTTTCCCAGCGTGGAACGCGGATGCTCTTGGCTATGCGCGAGGCCGAACCTTCCGGAATCTCCGGACTGTTGATGACCTGGGGCGCTGGCCACATGGGCAGGCGGCCGAGACTGGATGCGCACCTCAGGGCGGGCGGTACATGGATCGCATGGGATCTGGCCTACTGGAATCGCGACACGCACTGTCGGTTCACGGTCAACGCCGATCATCCGGTGAGATTGATGGATGTTCCCGGCGACCGATGGAACGGCGAGCTTCGCAATGATGCGGATCCTGCCGGCCCGGTAGTGATCGTCGGCATGGGCAGAAAGTCCCGGCGCCAACTGGGCTTTGCTGGCTTGTCGTGGGAGCAGAAGGCATTGCGCCGCGTGCGCGCAGCCTACCCCGAGCGCGAGCCGGTGTTCCGGCCGAAGAAGCCCGGTGAATCACTGGACTGCCGAACGGTAGACGGCCCGATTGAGGACACATTGCGCGGCGCCTCTCTAGTCGTCTGCCGACATTCCAATGTCGCGGTAGATGCCTGCATCGCTGGAATTCCGGTGGTCTGCGAGGGCGGGGCGGCGGCAACGCTTTACGGCAACGACTTGATGGCGCCCGCTGATCCTTCACCGGATGAGCGCCGCGGATTTCTGCAACGACTGGCGTACTGGCAATGGCAACCGAGCGAGGCAAGCGAGGCGTGGAAATTCCTACTGACGGTGTGCGCCTCAATGTAGGTTGCGGTGCCCGAGTGTGGGATGGCTACGTCAATTGTGATGTTGCCCGAAATCCGAGCGCCCCCCGGGACCCGGAAATCCTGTGCGATGCGAAGGCGATTCCATTGCCGGATGAGTGCGCCAAGGATCTGACGGCTATTCACCTGTTCGAGCACTTCTATCGCTGGGAGATCGAAGCGGTACTCGCTGAATGGCGGCGGCTCTTGAAGCCAGTCGGACGGCTGATTCTGGAACTGCCCAACCTCGTGAAGTGTTGCGAGAACTATCTCAGCGGCCGGAAGCGCGGCGGCAAGGATCCAGACCAGCTAGCCCGGTGGGGAATTTATGGCGATCCCCGGACGGGCGACAAGTACATGTGCCACCCATGGGGGTATTCGCCGGAAGAACTGGAGTCGATCCTGCTGGCCAATGGATTTGCCAAGGTCAAGCACCTTCCGACGCAGTTCCATCCGGCGGGACGGGATCACCGCGACATGCGGCTTGAGGCAGTGAAGGCGTGATCCGGCTGTTCTGTGGCTACGACGCTCGGGAGTCGCACGGCTTCCACGTATTCGCGCATTCGGTCATCAAGCGCGCCTCTCAGCCGGCCAGCATCGTTCCGCTGACATCGTGCGGACTGCCTGTAGGCTCCAACGCCTTCACGCTGTCGCGGTTCCTGGTTCCGAGCCTGTGCGACTACAAGGGATGGGCGATCTTCGCGGACGCTTCCGACATGCTGATGTTGGGAGACGTGGCGCGACTTAACGCCCTGCATGACGACGCCTACGCGGTTCAGGTGGTGAAGCATCCGGTCTACCGCAGCGAGCACGAGCGCAAATACATCGGCACAGCGATGGAGTGCGAGCAGACCAATTACGAGCGCAAGAACTGGGCATCTCTGATGCTGTTCAATTGCGCGCATCCGGCATGGCGTGGCATCGATGCTGACTACCTCAGCACGGCCGAGAAGCTGGAAGTGCTGCAATTCCGGTTTCTGCCGAACGAGGATATAGGCGAGCTTCCCGCGAACTGGAATGTTCTGGTGGATGAGGGGCAGGATGATTCCGCAGCTGGCCTCCTGCACTGGACTGCAGGAATCCCGGCCTTTGCCCATTACCAGAACGCCCGCCGGTCACTGGATTGGTTCCGGGAGTTCCGGGAGATGTGCGGGATGCAGCCGGCGGCGGCGCCCCATGGCTGACTTCGAGGTGAAGCTTACGGGCCTGGATCCCATCCTCGCCAAGATGCGCAAGCTTCCTGATGCCATCGGGAACCGCGCCATGCGCCGGGCTTTGCGAAAAGGCGCCAACGTGATCCGCGGTGCGGCCCGTAGGAATGCGCAGTCGATTGACGACCCGCAGACCAGGGAGAACATCGCCAAGAACATCGCCGTACAGGCGGCCAGCCGCAGGCGCGAGAAGTCCTATGGCGGCCCGACGATGCGGGTTGGCGTCATGGGCGGGGCGAGGATGAAGGCTGATGCCGGCAACCTGCCGGGCGGCAATACGACGCACTGGAGGCACGTCGAGATGGGCACCTCCGGCACCAAGGCGCAGCCGTTCCTGCGGCCAGCGGCACAACAGGGCGAGCAAGCGCTGGCGCAGGTGGTCGCGGCGATGGATGCGGAAGCCGGCAAAGAGCTGACCAAGCTGGGCATCAAATGATTCCGCCGATCTTTACCTATGCGTCCGCGTCCATCGCCGTAAAGGCGCTGATCGGGACAAGTCCAGTCAGGTTCTGGCCGTTCGCCTCGGCTCCTCAGCCCGGGCAGCCGCTGTATGCGCTGCCCTATGCCGTATGGCAACTGGTCTACGGCCAACCTGAGAACTACCTCGGCGACCTGCCTGACACTGATCAGGCCGGCATTCAGGTGGACGCCTACGCGCCAACCGTCACCGCGGCCCGCGCAGTGCTGATGGCGCTGCGCGATGCCTTCGAGCCCTTCGGCTACGTAGTGGCCTATAACGGCGAGGAAAAGGATCAGCCGACTGGGCTGTACCGGGCCTCGTTGACCGTGGAATTCTGGACCGATCGATAGCCCTGGGACTGTCGGGAGATAGACCGAAAGGCGAGGCCGCAGCGATGCGGCCTTTTTTATTTCCGAGTGCTTTACCGCGGCTGCCGTGAGGCAGCCAAACCCACAGATGGGAGATTGCTATGAGCTTGAATGTACAGGGGTCAAACCTCTATTTTATTGACCCGGAAGGTTCGGGTTCGGTTGTCGAAGTCGGCTGCGTCACCACGCTGGACGGGCTGACCGCGCAGCGGGATCAGTTGGACACGACCTGCATCAGCGATGAGGCGCGTCGATTCGAGGCCGGACTGCTGACGCCTGGTGCTGCGACGTTTGGCATCCTGTTCGATCCGACCAACACCTCCCATGTGCGGCTGCACGAGCTGTACCGCGCCGGCACTACGCTGAACTGGGCGCTTGGTCTGTCGGACGGCACGTCGTTGCCGACCATCGATTCCAACGAGGAATTCGACCTGCCGACCACGCGTACGTTCATCACGTTCGAGGGCTACGTGAGCGACTATCCTTGGACGCTCGCGGTGGGTCAGAAGGTCGCCAACAACCTCGCGCTGCAGGTGTCGGACTTCCCGGTGCTGACCGTGAAGGCGTAACGCATGGACCTGGCACAGCTCAAGGCCGCAGGCCTTGTGACCGGCAATCCGCTGGTGAAACGCGAGATCAAGGTGCGTTACCGGCCGCTGCTTCCCAAAGAGGAGTGGGCTGATCCGGCTATCGAGGAGCGTTCCGAGGAGTACCGCGAGGACATCATTCCGGTGTACCTACGCAAGCTCACTGCGGCAGACCAGATTGCCGTTGCATCGGCGCAGTCTCGCGGGCAGGACGTGACCTACATGGTCATTCATCGGTGCGTCTACACCGAGAAGGGATCGCGCCTCTTCGAGATCGAGGATGACGCATTCGGCTTGGATCTGACCATGTTCGCGGGGCTGATCACCGAGATCAACCTCCTGAACGAGGGTAGCGGAAAAAAATCACCGCCGAGGATGAAGCGTGGTGCGAACTCTCGCTCGCCCTCGGCGCGCCGTTCCGCGAACTCCAGGAAACCATCACGGCCGACGACTGGAGCATCTGGCTCCAGTACCGCGCCAAGTACGGCCCCCTGAATCCGATCCTGCGCAATGACGCCGCGGTAGCCCGGTTAGGGGTCGTTCTGATCGACGCGCTCACCAAGCTCAGGCAGGGCCTCGCGCCCACGGTCGAGATGCGCACGTTCATGGCGTGGCCTCGCGAGGAAGAACCCGTGGCGACTCCTGAGCAAGTCATGGCACTGCTGACTAGCAAGGTCAAGAAGGACAAGTAATGGCCGCTTCTCGCTCACTCGGATCGTTGACGATGGATCTCATTGCGAAGATCGGCGGCTTTACGGGCGGCATGGACAAGGCCGAGCGCGAAGCCAAGAAGCGCGCCAATGCGATCAAGGGCGCGTTCTCAGGCATCGGCAGGGGCATCGCGACAGCCCTTGCGACCATCGGCGTCGGTATTAGCTTCAAGGCGGTGATCGACGCCACGATTGATGCAGAACGCGCCTTCGCCCTGCTGGACAACGCGGTAAAGGCCAGTGGCGGTTCTGCTGGCCGGACTACAGCACAGCTGGCTGACATGGCCAGCGAACTGCAGCGCCTGACGACATTCGATGACGAGGCCATCCAGGGAGCCGAGCAGTTGCTGCTGCGCTTCCGGTCCATACAGGGCGTCAACTTCGACCGGGCTTTGAAGTCCACACTGGACCTGTCGACCGCCCTCGGCACGGATCTAGAGAGCGCGGCCAAGCTCGTCGGCAAGGCCCTGGAGGATCCGCAGAAGGGCATGACGCAGCTGGCCCGCTCTGGCGTCATCCTGTCGGACTCACAGAAGGAATTGGTGAAGCGGTTCGTTGAAGCTGGCGACAAGGCCGGTGCGCAGCGGGTCATCCTGAACGAATTGGAACGTTCCTATGGCGGCGCCGCCGAGGCAGCCCGCAACACACTCGGCGGCGCCCTTACCGGACTCAAGAACGCGTTTGGCGACCTGCTTGAAGGCAAGGGCGGCAGCGTCACTGGAGCCACGGAGGCAATCAACGATCTCGCCGACTTGCTGAATAGCAAGGAAGTGAAGGACGGCTTCGCAGCAATCATCTCAGGGATGGCTGGGGTAGCGAGCGCCGCCGCTGCCGCAATCCCGAAAGTCGCTGGCTTCGCCAGGTGGGTCGGTGAAGGCATTGCCCGCATGGGCGGCCCAGCCTTTGATGACGCGGTAGCCCTGTCCGATGAAATCGACACCGTGCGCAAGGCTTTGGAGAACCTGGAAAAGACGCCCAAGGAAGCGCTGGCTCGTGTGTTTGAAGGCGGCTATGAGGGGCAGCGCAAGCGCCTCACGGACCGACTGCGGGGCCTACAAGAGCAGTACGACGCGATCCAGAAATCGGCGGGAGCGGCGGCGGTTGCCACTCAGAAGGTTGGCGCGGGCGGCGGTAGTCAGGCCCCTGCCGCTCCCGCCGAGTTGGAAGAGATCATCGTCACGTCTCGCAAGATCAACATCTCCCCAATGGAGAAGTTCTACGAGGTCTTGGACGAGCTTTCGAGGACCAGTACCGAGAAGCAACTAGCTCAATTTGCGGAGATTGAATCAGCACTTAACGAACTGAGGGATTCAGGCCGCATTACAGCGGAGGATTTCAACGAACGTTACGACGAAGCGCTCGACGCGTTGCTGCCGGAAGTCGAAGCTACCGGGAAGAAGCTTGGCCATACGTTAAAGGCGCAGGCCACTGAGCTAGGCATCTTCATGGAGGAAGCATTCCGCAACACGCAGGACATCCTTTCCGATGGCCTGTATGACGCGATGAACGGAAGTTTCTCCGACATCGGCAAGTCCTTCAAGCAGATGCTGGATCGCATGGTCGCCAATGCCCTTGCGGCGCAGATCGCGGAGAAGCTGTTTGGCAAGGAAGGCAAGGGCGGCGGCTGGCTGGATGCTGCGATTTCGTGGGGTAGCGCCCTGTTCGGCGGCGGTAAAGCGTCTGGTGGCCCGGTCGGCGCGGGCATGCTCTACCCCGTCAACGAGCGCGGCCCGGAACTGCTGTCGGTCGGTGGCAGTGACTACCTGATGATGGGTCGCCAGTCGGGCCGCATCACGCCGAATCACCAGCTGGCCATGGCTGGCGGCGGGGTCACTCAGAATATCTATGTACAGGGGCGCATGGATGAGCGCTCGCGCCGGCAGATCGCGCTGGACGCCTCTCGCCAGCAGCGCCAAGCGTCGAGGCTCGGCTAATGGCGTTCATCGAACAGCGGCTTCTGGACTGCATCGCGTTCGGATCCGGAGCCGGGCCGACGTGGAAGACGCGGCGCATTGGCTTGAGGTCCGGAATAATCATGCGCAACGCGCAGCAGTCCATGCCGCTATATCGCTTCAACCTGCTGTACAGGAATCTCAAGCCTTACCAGCATGAGGCGGTGATTGATGTCTTCAACGCCTGCATGGCCGGTGTCCACAGCTTCCGTGTGAAGGACTGGCAGGATTACGAGGCCGAAGACGAGGCGCTGCCTGTGCTGGGCACTGGCGCGCCGCAGTCAGTCCAACTCGTCAAGGTGTATTCCTTTGGTGGCCAGTCCGTCACGCGCAACATCCGCAAGCCAGTGAGCGGCACTGTGACCATGACGCACAACGGCGCGGCACTGACCGCGAGTGTCGATTACACAACGGGCATCGCGACGTTCACCACAACCGCAGGCCATGTGCTGCGCTGGTCCGGGGAATTCGATGTTCCGGTGATGTTCGACGTGGACGAACTGCCATTCTCTGGCGACAACCGGAGTGATGATGGCCTGTTCCTGACAGGCGATGTCCCACTGCTGGAAGATCGTCTGGCATGAGCCGCAACGTCCCGCCGGCACTTCTGGCCCACCTGCAAAGCGGCCAGACGACGACCTGTTACCTGCTGAAGCTCATCCTCAAGAGCGGCGCTGTCTACGGACTCACGTCGCTGGATCAGGCCGTGACCTATGACGACGGAGCAGACTCCGATGGCGCGGTGACCTACGTCGCGACGCACGGCTTCGACCCCTCCATGCTCGCCACGTCTGCCGATTATTCGGTCGACAACGCCGAAGCCAACGCGCTCATCTCCGACGAGACCGGCATCACCGAGGAAATGATCGAGGCCGGCGAGATGGTGGATGCCGCCTGGATCTGCTACCTCGTGAACTACCGCGATCTCTCCATGGGTCATGTGGTCAAGGGCTTCGGGGATCTCGGGGAGGTTCGCATCAAGCACGGCCTGCTCTGGATGCCGGAGCTGCTGTCGATCATGGTGCGCCTGAAGAAGGCGGTTGGGTTTGTCGATTCGGTGCTGTGCCGGGCGAACTTCGGGGAGACGCCGGCAGACTCGCAGACCGGCTGCGGGGTGGATCTCGCGCCGCTGTGGGTCAATGGCGAAGTGGATTCGGTTGGCGCGGAGAACAACCGCACCTTCATTGGCGACGTGATGGGCTATTTCCCCGGCCGCGGCGAATGGCTGACCGGCGACAACGCGGGGGGCGAGTTCGCGGTGGAGTCGGTTGACGGTCTGCAAGTCACGCTCGCCGAGACCACGCCATACCCCATCGCGTCCGGCGACACCTACCGAATCCGCCCGGAGTGCCGCAAGCGTTATCTCGAGGACTGCATCACCCTCTACAGCAACGGCCCGAACTTCAAGGGCGAGCCGCACATCCTCAGCGAGGATGCTGGCGCACTGACGCCGGGCGAGCAGTACGAGCCATCGTTTGTCCCGCGGCCAGGCGCAGCCGAGCCATGAGGCCCTACGAGGCGCTGCCGGTGGGCCATGGTCCGGATGCATTCGTGACGGCGGCTCGCAGCCTGCGCGGCACCCGCTGGCGGCACCGTGGCCGCAAGCCCTGGGCGGTGGATTGTGTCGGTCTGGTCGCCTTGGCGGGCGCCAAGAGCGGCCTGCCGGGCGAGGACGTGCGTGGCTACGGCCGGGAGCCGTGGGAGGACTCGCTGCGTAGCGGGTGCAGGGAGCGCTGGGGGGCACCTCTGCCGGTGGACCAGGCGCAGCCGGGGGATGTCGCCCTGGTGCGCTGGGGCGCGGGGGAACCGTCGCACATGGGCATCGTTGCGCGTCATCCCGACGGCCACCTGTCGGTGATCCATTCCCACAACTTGCATGGGGTCATCGAGCAGTCGCTGGTTGGTCGCTTGCGTCAGGTGGTATTTGAAGTGTACCGGCCATGGGTTGAGGTGCCTGCGCCATGAGCCTGCGTTCAGTATTGGCCTTTGGTGGCGCCGCTGTCGGATTCGTGATCGGCGGACCATACGGCGCTCAGCTTGGCTATACGCTCGGTTCCGTGGCCGGCAGCGTCATTGATCCGCAGGTCATCCGAGGGCCGGCGCTCGGCGATCTGGGCAGTCAGACCGGCAGTGAAGGCGCGCCGCGTCCGATCATCTTCGGGACCTCCCCGCCGTTCGCCGGAAATGTGATGGATCGTGGCGTGACCCGCAAGGAGTGGGTCGAGGAGGGAAGCGGTAAGGGTGGTCCGAAGACTGAACAGGAGCACGTCTACCGTACCTATGCGGTTCGCGTTTGTGAGGGTCCCATCGGCGGCTATCTGCGCGTCTGGCGCAACGGCAAGAAGGTCTATGACGGCCAGGATCCTGAATACACCGAAGCTGAGGGCATAGATACCGATGTGGCCGCAGCCTATGGACTGGATGAAGGCACGGTCGTTGCGCGCAATCTGCTGTTCCTGAACAAGGCGCGACTGTTCACCGGTGCATGGGATCAGGATGTCTCCGAGGACCTTGAAGCGATCCGAGGTGTAGGAACAACCCCGTACTACCGCGGCACTGCCTACATGGTTATGGTGGATGAGGACGTCACCGACATGCGTGGCGCAATTCCGCAGTGGACGTTCCAGGTTACCAACGCCTCTGCGACGCCGGTATTGCGGAATGACGTGCTGGATCCGTGGGGCGATGGAACGCCCTATGCCACTGAGAACTTTCACCGCGCCCGCTACTTCCTACCGCTTACCGGCATCTCCTCGCCGGGAGATCTAGCAGGCAACTGGTATGGCGGGGATTCGGTCAACGGTGGGTTCTCCTTGGCCGTAGCAGAAGGTAACGCAGCTGGCCCGGGCGGCTTTTATGGGTGGACCCCAGGGGAATACGTGAACCAGTTGGGCTGGTCTCCTGATCGGTTCGCGATGGCGCCCGCTCATGCAGCCGATGCCGGCGAGCGTGTATCGGTGTACCAGCATTGGAACTATTACGAGCCGGTGTACTACCAAGGCGTGGTGCCATATTGGAGCGGTGGCTCCCTATTTTGCCAATACCACGGCAACTTCGTACCGCCGCTGTTGTCAGTGGATCTGGCGCGGACCGACTGGTGGAGCCCGCGCCTCAGTGGCGAAGAATTTGGTGACTATGACTTTCCTTGGTCTGGCGTCTGGGGAAACAATGCCGTAGTAAGTCGAGCGCCCGGAGGCGGCAACAACTGCGTCGGCGGCATCGTGACGGGTGGCGGGTTCTTTGGCCATGCGGATGCGCTGGTGGAGATCCAGCGCGTTCCCCGACCGCCTGGAGTAGGGGCCATCCAGTTGGTTGGTGGCTACAAGCAGCTGCAGGCCTACACCACGCAGACCGTCAGCGGCGTCCCGACGGTCACCACGTACCCTCTGGATCCGGTGATCCTCTCGGGCAGCGAGGACGACACCGAGGCATTCTGGGAGGAGGCCTACACCGAGGCGGTGGCCAACGGCGACATGACGCCAGGCCTGACCTACGGAGTCGACTACCCGGTGGCCAAGAGCTATGCGTGGCTAGTGTCCCAGGCCGCGGAGAATGGAAGCGCGAGGCTGACCGATATTGTGACTGCGCTGGTTCGCAGGGCAAATATCCCCGATGACATGCTTGACGTGACCATGCTTCCGGAGGCGGAAGTCATGGGATTCATGGTCAACACCCAGCCGAATCAGTCCGTTGCCGCCTGTCTCCAGGAGCTGGCGGGAATCTACAATTACGACGCCGGGGACTGGGATAGCCAGATCCACTTCGTGCCGCGCGGCCAGGACGTGGTGGCGACCATCACAGAGGACATGATGGTCGATGACGGTGCGGACCTGGATGAGGTCCGAATGCTTGATTCTCTTGCGATCCCGCGCCTCCTGAATCTGAACTATTACGACGTAGATGCCGGCGGACTGGATCCGTCCATGCAGCGCAGCGAGCGGGTTGGGGATTGGCGGGCCCAGGATTCCCAATCGGTGCAGTCCAGTGTCGTCATGACCGCGGATCGCGCTGCCACCGCAGCGGCCGTCATGCACAAGGTCATGGTAGAGCGGGCGAAAGGGGAGGTGCAGTTCAGCCTGCCTGATAGCTCCATCGGTCTCACGCCGACGGATGCGGTGTTCCGCTCGGTGCGCGGCAAGACAGAGCGCGTAGTGATCACCCGGGCGGAGTTGTACGACGGCTACCAGACCTATACGGCAGTGCGCGACCGGCAGAGCGCCTATGGCGTTGAGGTTGAAGGCATCCCGGTCATTCCGGCCGGAAACCCGCCATCCAATGTACCCGGGCCGACGCTGATCGAGGTGCTGGACATTCCGTTGCTGCGGGATGCGGACGACCAGCCGGCCTACTACATCGCCGCCGCTGGAATCCTGCCGTCGTGGAGTGGCTGTGTGATCGAGTACAGCTACGACGGTGGCGCGACCTATGCCACGCTCGGGGCGATTGCGTCGGCTAGCGTGATGGGCGCTTTGACAGCAACTCTGGGGGATCATCCACAGGAGTTCCCGGATTCCCTGAACACGCTATCCGTGAGGCTGTCGCAGGAAACCGCCACGCTTTTGGATAGCACGCTGGCGGGCATGATGAACCGCCAAAATCTAGCCGCCGTGGTGAGTGAGGATTCGAACGGCCCCAACATTGAACTGGTGAACTTTGCCAATGCGGACGAGACCAGCGAAGGGCAGTGGGAGCTGTCGTATTTGCTGCGAGGACGCAGGGCTACTGATACGCACGAGCATCCGGCCGGAAGCCGGTTCATCTTCCTGAACCGAGGAGTTCTGCTGTTCCAGCCTGCTGAAGTTACTGACATTGGCAGGACCATCACCTTCCGTGCGACCAGCAACGGCAACCCGACGGATACCGGGACTGTAGTGGCCATGGAATTCACCGGCGCAACTCGCACTGAGCGACGTGCGGCCTATCTCAGTGCCCGCAGAGGTGGCGCGGACATCATTGTGAGCTGGCAGGGTGTTGGGCGGCTGGGTGGCGGCGCTCAGGCCGCGCACGGAGCGGGATTCATTGGGTATCGCGTCACTTTCGAAGACGGCGCAATCATCATCACGCAGGACACGACCGCTCAAGCGCTGACGCAGGATGTATCCACGCTCACCGGTCCCGTGACTGTTAGCGTCGTCCAACTAAACAGCCTGACGGGCGCGGGCCCGTCCATTGAGGTAATCGTCTGATGGCAACGAAGAACTACGGCATTGGCTACGTCCCGGAAGGAACTCTTGATCCGGCAGCCGGGCTTAATGCTGCGCTCCACCAGATTGACGGGCGTATTGTGGCCAAGGTTCTAGCCATGGACCTGACCGCCCCGCCTGGGTCTCCCGCCGATGGAGATGCGTACATTGTTTCTAGCCCTGCCACAGGGTCGTGGACTGGCCATGAGGACGACCTTGCGCAGTACGTGGACGAGGGATCGGCGTGGGAGTTCACCGCCCCCGAGTTGGTTGGTCTGGCACTCAACGGAGACGACGGCGGACTGTACCGATACGATGCGCTGTCGTCGGATGCTGGCTGGGTGCTGGCAGCTGGTTTGCAGGACGCGCCCAGCGACGGAACAGGATACGTTCGCAAGGATGGGGCCTGGGAGCCGGAGTCCGGGGGGGGCGGGGGCGGCGCCGCCGAAGACATTACTTACGACAACACGGATTCCGATCTAGTCGCGACCGAAGTACAGGCGGCACTAGATGAAATTGTCGCCTATCGACCAAGACCGAACGTAGACCGCATCCAGCTGATCCATGACACCGACATCGGCGACGACTGCGACGACATCGGCGCGTTCGCCATGATGCATCGGCTGGCGGACCTGGGCGAAGTGGACATTCTGGCCTGCGGGGCCGCTAACGGACATGTCTATCAGCCCAAGATTATCAGTTGCCTGAACACCTTCTATGGTCGCCCTGATATTCCCATCGGGCAGAACCTCGACACGCCGATCTTCGCCAACGACGACAGCTACGGGACGTTCCTGTCGGACTATCCCAATGCCATCGATGACGACACCGTAATCGAGGAGGCCTACAAGCTCTATCGACGCGTCCTGGCCTCCGCACAGGACGGCTCCGTCACCATCATGTTCCAGGGGCAACTGAGCAATCTCTATCAGCTGTTCAATTCCGTCGCGGATGAGTACAGCCCGCTCAATGGCGAGGAACTGATCCGCCTGAAGCACAGGGAGCTGGTGCTGTTGGCGGGAGCTTTCAATGCTTCCAGTCCAAGCACCGGGACTGAGCATGACCTGATCTCCGAGCCGGCTGGTGCCCAGGTGGTGAACCAGCTCCCGGACGACTTCAATGTCACGTATTCGGGCTACAACCTAGGCTTCGACGTGCTCACGTTGAGCAACCAGCCGGCTTACAGCCCGGTCAAGGCCGGATACGACTATTTCCTAGCCAACTACCCCGGTGGTCCGTATGCCAATCGGGCATCTTGGGGCGCGCTTTGCATGCTGTACGCGGCCCGCGGGCTAGTGTCGGATGGCATCACATTCGCAGAGCGTTCTGCGCTCGGCAAAATGGCAGTGGACGTAGATGGCGACAACACCTTTACGTATGGCGGTTCCGGGAAGATCCAGTCGTGGCTTGCGCGTCCTGCTGCTACGTCTGCGGCCACCATCGCAGCTCATATCCAGGCGATGCAGGACGAGCTGCCGAAGAGGGGGGCAGGAGAGTTCCTGCGCTACACGTCAACGGGAATCGAATTCGACGGTGCGGACCTTGGATCGGGCAGCGCCGGGAATGCCGTCACAGCCCTGCCGATCTCGACCGGAGCGGTCACGGTTGACTGCTCGCTGGGCAATTACTTCACGCTGGCGCTGTCTGCCAATGTCACCAGCATCGGTTTCACCGGCCTGCCGGGAAGCGGGAAGGGCGCAACCATCGGAGTCAGAATCGCCCAAGGCGCATCGTACTCCGTCGCATGGCCGGCGAACTTCTACTGGCTCACCGGAACAGCTCCAACCGTATCCACCACGGCGGGGGCGGTTGATGTCCTGAGCCTGCAGACGTTCGACAACGGCGCTACATGGATCGCTGCGCTCGCGAAGGACTACCGCGCAGGAGGCGTGCTCGATCCGTACACCACGAGCCTGTGGTCCGCAGGCGGCATTACCCGCCTGCTTTCTAGCTACTCCGGTTCGCTGATTCGCGTCCGCCGTAGCAGCGACAACGCAGAGCAGGACATTGGGTACGCGGCCGGCGGAGCGCTCGATACCACTGCTCTGGCGAGCTTCGTGGGCGCGAATTCCGCTTTCGTAACCACGCTCTACGACCAGACCGGAAATTCCCGCCATTGGGTACAGGCTACCTCCGGCTTGCAACCGCGGATCGTCAACGCTGGTGTCTACGATGGATTCGCTCGCTTCGACGGCGCCGACGACACTATGGCCTGTGCAACCACTTTCGGGGCCAGCCCGGGAATGACCTGTGCGATTAGGTACGAACAGCGAAGCGCGCCGTCAGCGGCGACCTATCCGCCAGTGTTCTCGATGAGCAACCCGAACGTGGCGGCGCATCAAACGGTGTTTTTCTCGTCTAATCCCGACACGAGCGTCAAAAACGACCTGTACCTGTTCAATGGCGTGATCTCTGGCTCCAACTTCACCGTTGAGAACTACGCCTTCAGCACCAGTGAGAAGGTGGATGTCGCCTCGTTCAATACGGCGGTTGCCGGAACGGGGCAGATCCGCCTGTTCCGAAGCGGTGTGGAGCTGACGGCTACATCCACCACCAACAACTACGCATCCGGGAACAGCCTGACCGCAGAGACTCTGCACGTCGGCAGTTACCCGGGCAACGGCTCGGTGACCAACCCCATGAACCTTAAGACGATAGCAGTCTGGTCCGCAGAGAAGGGCGCGGACGGCGCGGGGATCTCGGGGGCGCTATGACCGAACCAACCTGGCTGACTCTGGCGCGAGCGGAGCTCGGCGTCACGGAGTCGCTCGGCCCGAACGATTCACCATGGATTCGCCGCATGTGGGGCAAGGCCGGGTGGCTGCTCGGTCAGCCTTGGTGTGGCGGGGCGCTTGCATTCTGGATGCAGGGCGCTGGAATCAGCTTCCCGAAGGCCTACTACCGCGCCAAGGCATGGCTGGAGTGGGGAATCACTCTCGCGGAGCCGGTTGTCGGCTGTGTCGGTGTGTTCGACCGAAAGGGCGGCGGGCATGTCGGCATCGTCACCGGGCGAGATGCAAGCGGTCACCTGCTCGTCATCGGTGGCAACCAGTCGGATGCCATCCGCATTTCAGCATTCAGCACAGATCGAGTTCTCGGATACCGCTGGCCCGTGGAGCGAGATATCCCCTATGGCGCGCTGCCGGTACTCGCCAGCAGCAGCCAACTATCCACCAACGAGGCTTAGCGGAGAAGTTATGCAGGAAGAAGTCGGGACCGTCGCCGCCAAGGCGGTAGCAACAGGAGCCATGGCCAGTGGGCTTGCGGCCGTGGCGTTCGGGATGTGGGCATGGGCCTTTGCCGCCGCGCTGGTGTGCGCCGTAGCTGCGCTCCACAAGGAGGAAGCGGCAGACCCTGAGCCGTGGCTGCGGGTGGCATTCGGCATCTTCTCCATGGCCGTGCTCGGCACGCTGATCGGGGCTGCCGTATGGGGCCTCATCCCCAAGGCTGATTTGCTCCCGCTGCCGCTGCTCACCGGCATTTGCGCCTTCTTCGGCAAGACCATCCGGGAAGTTGTCCCGGGATGGATTCGCCGCAAGGCGGGGGGCTAACCATGGACGCATTGCTGCAAGTGCTGTTCACCCTCGCTGCGACGCCGACTGCCATAGCCGCATTCGTGCTGATCCGGTATTCCGCGAGGCCGGTCACATTCGGCGATGACGTGGACGGCTATGCCCGGATCGCCATTTTCGCAGGAGCCGTTCTAGGCATCGCCTGCGCCATCAACGGATGGGTGCCACGGTGGCACGAGGTGATGTTTGTCGCCGGCATCGGAACGCTCACGATGCGGCGAGCCAGCCATATCCACCGTATAGCCGTGGAGAACCATGCCCGCAAACTGGCCGATGAGGACACCGAACATGCGTAGCCATCGTCTGGATATCGAGATCCTGTTGCTGGGCATGCTAGCCCTCATGCTGGCCGGAAGCTCTAGGGCAGACAGCACCAGCACATACACCGATGGCGCGGGCTGGAACTTGCTGAACTTCAGCACGGGCAAGATCCTGAACCTCGCGCCGCTGAAGGACAAAGACGCCTGCATCGCAGCGGGCAACGCCTGGACCAACCAGGCGGCCAAGGGTAGCCGGTTCAAGTGCGACCCGCTGCCCGGCGTGCTGGTGACCACGTACACCGCGGGTCCCGCGCTGCCCACCGCTGCGGCGCCTGCCCCGGTACTCGCTACCGATTCTACGTTCCGTGTGCAGCCCTTCGTGACGGACAACCCGGCCAGCCTGCCAGGCCCGTCCGACATCGGCAGCTTCCGCGTACCTTGCGCCTACAGCCACATGGCGTTCGATGATCCCATCATCTTCCCAGGCAAGCAGGGTGCCTCGCATTTGCACACCTTCTTCGGCAATCGGAGCGCGGATTTCGCCAGCACGACCGAATCGCTGCTGGCCGCCAACGCCAGCACCTGCGCGGGCGGCACGGTCAATCTGAGCAGCTACTGGATGCCGGCAATGGTGAACACCGTCACACGCCGCGCGCTGGTGCCGACAGAATTCATGGTCTATTACAAGAAGGGATACAACGGCCTCCTGAACGCGGAGATTACGATCCCGCCCAATGGGCTGCGCATGATCGGCGGACGCAGCGCCACCGCGACGGCCATCACGGATGCGGATTTCTTCACTGTCGCGCGGTTCTCCTGTGACGGCGGTGCGTGGCAGAACACCATCCCCGCATGTGCTGCGGGCCACCAGCTGCATACGAGCCTCGATTTCCCGAACTGCTGGGACGGCAAGAATCTGGACTCGCCCGATCACCGCAGCCACATGGCGAGCACCCAGGGCCAGCCGGCGCGCGATGGACAGGCGGAGTGGCGCTGCCCGGCCTCGCATCCGGTGCCCATCCCGCAGATCACGGTCAACACCACATACACGGTGGAGGCCGGCGCGGACGCTTCGCAGTACCGGCTCGCGAGTGACATGTACGAGGCGGGCAAGCCCGGCGGCATCACGCATCACGCGGACGTGTGGATCGCCTGGAACGAGGACATTAAGGCCACGTTCGTGAAGCGCTGCATCAACGCGGGCTTCGACTGCCACGCCTATCTGCTGGGCGACGGCCGGACGCTGTGGTGAATCCGTGGCTCGTCGTCGGTGGGGCTGCAGCGCTTTTCGGCGGCGGACTGGCCACCGGCTGGCGCGCAAATGGATGGCGCCATGACAGCCAGCAGCTGGTGATCGAACGGGCAGCCCAGGCGGCAGGGGAAAAGGCCGCTACGGCAGCGGCCACGGCCATCGGCGGACTAAGGCCGCAGTTCACCACCATCAACAAGGGCATCGAACGTGAAACGATCTACGAGCCTGTGTATCGCGATTGCCAGCACAGTGACGCTACTTGGGGGCTGCTCGACCAAGCCTACCAAGCCGCAGGCGGGCAACCGCTCAGTGATCCAGCTCGCGTGCCAGACGCCACCACCACCAGTGGACCGTAGCTTCGGGGCGACGACCAGAGCGCTTACGGCTGCCTGGCAGGTCATCGCTGAGTGTCGGGCGGCTGCGCTGGCGGATGGCCGTTAAGGGCGAGGGTGATCGAGCGGCACCACCCAAATCAGTCGCACGTCATAGGGCCGTTGGCCGCACACCGAGCACCTGAACTTGGGCAGCAGCTGGTCCCGGGTCAGGCCCTCCCATTCGCGCCGATGGGGCACCGAGGCCTCCCGTCCGCAGGGGCACCAGAGGTGGTTAACGAGGTGGCCGGGCATGGCGGGAATCGTACTGCCAGCACCCTGTGACAGGGAATGTGCACGCACACCCCATTATTTCAGCGTTTCCGCGAGGCTACGGAAATCGTAAGTCCTGAATATCCTAGGCTTTTTTCCGAGCCCCGATATTTCGTAATGATGGGGTCGTAGGTTCGATTCCTATCTCCGGCACCAGTTTTTTCAAGCGCTTAGGCGCATCCGGCCGGAGTGCTTCGGTAAGGGCTGTGACAGCGTTTGTGCCGACGGCATCCGCCCACGGACGCAGATCGGCGCTGCGCAGGTGCGCGTAGCGGCCCGGCATGCGGGCCGATGCCCAGCCGCCCATGTCCTGCAATACCCGGTCCGAGGCCCCAGCTGCAGCCAGCCACGAGGCAAAGGTGTGCCGCAGGTCGTGCCAGCGGCAGGTCAGCCCTGCGCGCTTCCTGGCGGCCCGGAACGCCTTGGTGTTGAACGTGCCGCGGATGCGCTCTCTGCGGTAGGTGAATACGTGGCCGGAGACCCGTGGAATGGCGGCCAGCAACTGCACTGCCTCGGCCGGTAGCGCCACGCCATGGGCGCGGCGGGTCTTGTAGTGGCTGGACGGAATCCATAGATGCGCCCGCTCCAGATCTACCCGCGACCATTCCAAGTCCCGGGCATTGCTCATCCGCAGGCCGGTCAGGGCGCAGAACAGCGCCGGGGCTCTCAGGTGCTGGGGGAGTTGCGCAATCAGGGCCTCGCACTGCTGCGCGGTTAGCCACACCGGTTCCCGATCCGGCACGTAGGCCATTGGCACGGGCGGGGCGTGGGTTAGCCAGCCCCATTCGACGCACGCACGCAGCACACCGCGCATCACCGCCATGTAGCGATTCACCGATGTGGCGGCCAACCCCAACCGCTCCAGATGCTGTCTGGCAGCCTTACAAACTCCGGCATCAATGGCGGCCACCACCACCGGATTCAGTCGCTGGAAATGCTTTAGTGCCCGCTCGTTCGCCTCGCGGGTACTCTTGCGCCAGACCGAATCAGCGCGCCACCTAATCGTGGCTTCGCGCCACGTATGGACCTGCTCCCCTAAGTGGCTTTGCCGCCAGAAACGAGCCCGAAGCGCGGTCTCGAATTCTTCCGCTCGCTCCCGCTCCGTGGTGCCGGTGGATCGGCGAACAGGCTTGCCGCGTACTGTGAATCGAGTCCACCAGGGGCCGCCGGGTGACCGTTTGTAGAGTGCCATTCTCCCCTCACGTAAGCCTTAAGCTGCTCAGGCTCGAACAACCACCGCCGTCCAACCTTCCGGGCCGGTAGGCTACCAGCCGCCGCCAACCGCCGGACAGTATCCGCATTACAGTGCAAAATCGGGGCGGCTTCGTCCGCAGTCAGGAACACACAACCTCCACCACCATCCCCGGCGTGACCTGTAACGCGTTTTCCCGGTCTATGGGGAGCGAGCGCAGCACAACCGACACAGCGCCGCCCTTAAGCAGCGAAACCTTGGAGACGGCCATGCGCAAAGCCCCATCCCCGATGCGGCTGGCGTTGAACTGCTGGCGGCAGCGAGTGCTGTGGTAAAGCTGGTCCGCCCGTTTCGGCTCGAAGCTGACCCGGCAGGAGGGGTTAGCGCAGTTCATGGCAGCGCCTCCGCCAGCGCCAGCACCGCCGCGAGGCGAGTGGGGCCTTGGCCTGATCGCGTGAGGTGCAGGATGGTCACGCCAGCCACCGGGCCGCCCTCGCTCATCGCGTAGCCACCCCTCGCCACCAGCACATCGAGCAGCGCGCCCACTAGCTCGTCATCACTCAGCTCGTCGGCGGCGCTCTGGTGGTCGTGGTGGAGCAGCCAGTTGCTCTGCGGATGCGAGTTCATCCTGCCCAACGCGACGGCACCCAGCAGCTTCGCCACGCTTTCCAGCACAGTGGAGGATTCGAGAGGGAGGGTCATGTCGATGCCTCGGGCAGCGCCTCCAGCAGCGACTCCACACCCTTCCCCTTGTTCTTCGCCGAGAGCTGCAGGTTCGCCGGCGTCGTCGCCATGCGCCGCTCCTTCCACGTCGCCGTCTTCGGCCAGAACTCCAGCACGCGGCCATCGCGGCGGATGACATACAGGTGGCCGCCGGGCTTTACCTCGACGGTGCAGCGGCGGGCTTTCAGGGTGCGGAGGAGGGTGGCGGGGCTCAAAGGACCACCTCGCGAGTCAGCGCCAGCACGGCGTCTACGGCCAGCTGGTAATCTTCGTCGTTCCCGTACCGCTCCGACTGCAACGCGAGCACGGCCAGACTCTTGGCCGCAAGACCCAGTGCGGAATGCCCAGGCTGGCCTTGCTGGCGCTGCACCTCCAACAATGCCGCCCTACACACGCGCGTGTATTCGCCGATGCCAGACTGACGATCAATTCGCTCGATTGCGCCCAGCACCGTCGAGATTCTTTCGGGCGACAGTGCCGGAAGATCGGTGACATACGGCACGGCATCGGTCGTTGGCCCGACCTCACAGTCGCACGGCGAGCCGATGAACAGCAGGCAGTGCCGCTCGTGCAGCGAGCCATCAACCAACCTGTAGCGGCTGTGGTCGCACTGCTTGCAGTGGTCGCTCGCCATCGGATTGGCGGTGCCGCAGATGCAGCAGGGCCACGATTGAACAGATGACGCGGCACCGCAGGTTCCCATGGGGGCTCGGCAACCACGGCATTCATTGTCAAAATCGGTGTTCGCCACGCCACAGCGGCGGCACACGACATGTTCCCCGCTCACAGTCGCCTCCCGCATTTCCAGCACAGCCAGTAAAGGATCAGGCCGCTGTTGGCGACAATCGGCCACGCGCATCTGTCATATGGCACGCTATTTTCCACGGGTCGCCCTCCAGGGTCGCAGCAACTCTTTCAGGCGATCGAAGCCTTCGATAACCGCCATGTCGTCGGCGTCGGCGGCCCAGTCCACCTCCAACTGCGACGCGCACTCCGCGATCAATAGCAGCCGTGCCGGATCGAGCTTTCCGGCGTCCTCCGATTGAACAGATGACACGGCACCGGAATTCTTATCCAAGGGTCTTTCTCCAACTGGCATTGACGTTGCTCCACTGCTGAGCCGCAGCGGCCATCACGCCTGGGTAGCTACGGCTGCGCTCCTTCCAGCGGTCCGGGCCGGGACTCATGTGGTGGACTCGCGGCGTGCGGCCCTCCACCACGTTGGTGGCCTTCAGCGGCGGCAAGCCCTTCAGCCACCAACACAGCGCCTTGGTTTCCCCATGGCCGTGCTCCCATGGCTGGACGATGCAATCAGGCTTGCGCCATACGCTGGACAGGATGCTGACCGGGTTTTCGATAGCCACCCTCGGAATGTGCTCTGACCGCCGCACCAGTCGCATGACGAAGGCGACGGCGGCCTGCTGCCGGCCATCCATGCGCTTGGCCGCGAAGTGGCGCGCGCCGGACACGCTCATGTGCGTGCACTCGGGGTGGAAGATGGCCAAGTCCCAAGGGAAATCGATCACGTCGAACAGGTCTCCCTGGTAGTGCGGACCGGGCCTTTCGGTGGGCAGCAGATCGGCGCTCATGGCCTCATGCCCAGCGGCAATGAATGCGTCCCGGCCAATGCCGGAGTACTCGCCGCCGATCAGCACGCGCAGCGGTTTGACAGATGCCAGTGTCATACCGGCATCCCCGCGCCGGGCACCTTCGACAGCACCAGGTACATGCGCCGTTCGACGGCTTCCTTCTCTTCGAAGATGCGAGTCGCCCGGCCCTCGGAGCCGGCGAGCGCAAACCGCAGCCGGTCCACCTCGTGCCATAGCGCATCAAGGTCGGCGGCCACTTGCGCGGCCATCTTCGATCCGACATATCGCGCGCGGATCTCGGCGAGGTCCACGCTCCTTAGCTGGGGTCGCGGGTCTCCAGTTACCTTACGAACATGATTACGCGAATCAGCCACGGGGCGTCCCCTCCCCACCATCAGCGGGCGGCACGAGGGCGGCGATGAAGCCGCAGGTGCAGTCGTGAAACGATATCTCGTAACTGTTCTTGCGCTCGCCGATCAGACATTCTTCGTCGTGCCGTCCATACTTCCGCAGCGCCTGCTGTGTGGCGGCGAGTTCGCTACTCAGCCGGAAACCTCTAGCAACCGCCTCAGTGACGCATTCACACACCTCACGATGCATTTTCGTAAGCTCCGCCACCCGCGCATCCTTGGCCGCGCACTCGGCTGTCAGTTCACCATTGCGCGCCATCAGGTCGGCAGCATCGGCGCGGAGTTCTGCGCACTCGGCGACCTTGGCGTCGTAATCTTCTTCCAGCACACAACGATTACCAAGATCGTCCTTCCACCGCTCCACCGCCTCACTCGCCACGGACTTGCGGCCGGTGCCTTTGCAGGCTTCGCAAACCAGCCAACCATTGGTTACGTCGTTGAATACCAATCCGTCATCGGATTTACACTCCGGGCACTGCTGGTCGTTGGGGGTGGTCATGGCTTACGTGCCTCCAAAGGTGAATTGCCGCTCGCAGCCCTGTCCTCGTAATAGGCGGTAACGGGGTCTCGATCCTTCGCGCCATTGGCGATGGCTGCGCGCATATCCTTGGCAAGTTCGCCGAGTTGCAGGCGCCAGTTGAGATAACTATTCCCGGAGATATCATCAGTGCGGCTAGCAAATGCCTCCACCCGCTCGCGCAGGGACTGGAGTTCGCGTAGAGCCCGCACCGTATCCGGTTCGTTATCATCCACGTAGAACTGAATCATTCGCGTCAGCCGCTCCGCACTCAGCGCAGGCGGCACAGGGGTTGGGGTGGTCATTAGCCGTTCTCCTGATTCCAGACGTTGGCGCCACGCTCTCGGTCGTTACGGAGCCGGTTCAGCAAATCCTCGTAGTCGTGCTCGCTTAGGTTGGGGCACTCGTAGCGATTGCGGAAACCGACCCACAGCGGCTGTTGTCCACAGCGCTTGCACGCCGTAACACTGGTGCTGCTGGCCGTAGTGCTCACGTCTCCTCACCCGGCAACTCGATTTCGACGCAGGCGATGCGGCCTGGTAGCGCCTTCATATCGGCGGCAGCCTCGGTTTCGTAGCCACCAGACCGCTGCACACCGAACGTCCCGCGTTCACAGAAGATGTTCACCCACACCTTGCGCGGGATGGGGAGGAGGTCGCCCGCATGCGCGCACGTCGGCCCGATGACGCGGCCATCGTGATTATGGAAGTTCAGCGTGCCGTCCTGAGTCATGCTGACAACGGACTGGCGGGTATTCGGCCTCTCCACCGTCAGCACCGTGGCAGGCTCGCCGTTGCGATACCGGTAATGGCCGGCGCCGAGTTTGGTGATCTTGGTCATTCGTCGCTCCCAAGGTGAGGCAGCAGGGGTGGCATCTTCCCGGTGTCGTAGGCGCGGGCAATCAGCGGCTTGGCGTGCTCGCTCATCGACTGGCCGTTGGGCAGGATGATCTGCGCCATGAATTCGTCCTCGAAGTCGGTAATCCCGGCTTCTACGGCTTCCAGCTTCGCCTTGATGCACAGGGCCAGTGCCCGCCAGCGTTGCCGGACAGCTTGCTCATATGCAGCCTCGCGCTCAGCCGGACCACGCGCGATGCCGCGTCCGGGCGTATGGGTAATCGTGCGGGACATGCGATCTGGCATCGGCAGGAAGAAGCGGATGTGCCGACCCTTCGCACGGAAGGCGATTACCGCGGCGGCATCCTTCCATCCGTACATGAACTGATCGGCACCGTAGCGCGTGAGCGTGCGCTCGATTTCCCCGCGTGACTTCTCGCTTGGGACGCTGGTGTTCTCGGCGTACTTCGTCACTCGTGATTCCTCGTGAGTAGGTCATCCGCAATGCGCATCCAGGTCATCGCGCACAGGTGCAGGAATTCCTCGCTGTGGAGCCAGCGGCCTTCCTTGTCGCGGCTCGCGGTGTCCATGTGGGAGTGGCAGGCGCTGCAGAGATGGGCCGCAACGGCGTCGTGTCCCTTGCGACCCATGCCGCCGCCGTAGTTGTGGCGACGGGCGCCGAAGTAGTGACACAGCACGACAGTGCCATCGCAGGCGCCGCAGCGGACGCAATGCTGGCCGGCGGCGTACTTGCGCAGGTCGGTCATGCCGCCACCTGCTCTTGGTGCTCGGCATAGTCCGGGTCCGGGTCAGGGATGTAGATGCCCTTTTTCGCCGCGAACCGCTGCACGAAAGCGACGTAATCCGCAAACTCGATCTTGGACAGCACGCGGCGATGGCCGGTCTCGTCGGTGGTCGTGGTGCGCACCGGTACGCTTTCGATGCCATCCGGGTTACTGGGCTTCTTCGGAACGCGCTGTTCCCTCCACCCCCAGTAGGCGCCGCACATGTATTCGGATACCTCGTCCCGCTCGTAGCCGGTGGCGTCGCCGATCAGCTTGTAGGCCACGCCGTTTAGATAGCGGTTCTGGGCGTCGCTGCGCGTGGAGCGAGCCTCGGTCACCACGATCTGCCAGTTCTTGCCGATGGGCAGGGCCAGCAGGAATTTCGCGATGCTGGCGACGCGGCCCTCACGGCTCATGAGGCGCGGCAGGATGAAGCGTTGCGGCTCAGCCATTGGCGCGCTCCTCCCGCTTCCTGCGCGACCACGTCCGGTAGATCGCCGACTTATCCTTTGCGCGGCGGCGGATCTTGTGCCGGTGGATCGCAGCGCGGATGCCGTGGACGGTACGGCGGAGCTCGCCCGCAATGACATGCGTGGTCGTTACCGCGAATCGCGCTGCGATGTAGGCGATTTCGGAGTCGGTGTAGTGGCGGCGCTGCATCACGCGGCCTCCTGAAACTTCTGCGCCAGCGCCGCCAGCTCGCCGTTGAAGTCAGCAAGCGCTTGCCGCAGCGTGGTCAGGTACGGCTCGTCCCGTTCGACGCGCACCACATGCAGCGGCAACTTAGGCCAGTAGCTGACGAAATCAATCCAGTCCCATTCCGTGACGAGCAGCTGCCCCTGAACCTGGGCCTTGTGCTCGGCAGGGAGTCCCCCAGTAAGCAGCAGTTCGAGCTGTAGGTGCGGCAGCTTGGTCTTGATCTCAGCGCCACCGCGAGGCCCGATAACGATGTCAGGGCTTGCCCCGGCTCCCAGTTCGTCGTTGATGAACGTCCCGGCCAGCCGGTGTTCGGCATCGGTGCGGAACAGGTACAGGTCGCGGGCCTCGGCCTCCATGACCTTGCCGCGCTCCATGTGGGCGTTGGAATAGCTCTCGGCGACTTCGCCAGTCAGGCGCTCACCCAACAGCTGCAGCATGTACTTTCGCCGCGTGACGGAGCGCCCGCCGTCCTTACCCTTCGCCATCACAGTGGAGAACTCGCTGGCGGTCGGAATGCCGGCCCTGGCGAGGAACCATTCCGGGCTCCCCTGGTCGCAGATGATCTCCCGGATCACTTGGTAGCCCTCGTGCGGGCGCGTTCCTGCACCTCGCGGCACACGCTGTCGAAGTTCTTGGCCGGGATCTCATCCAGCCGCGTGACCTTGGCCCACTTGAGGAACTGGGCCTTGTTCGCCCCGGTGCTATCCAGAAGGCAGTCAAGGTCTGCAACCTGCCGCTCGTTCAGCGTTGGTTCTCGCGGGTCGTTGCCGTCGGTATCTTCCTCGCCGATGGCCACGTTGAAGATGCCTTTCAGCAGGTAGCGCATCCCGTAGGACAGGGCGGCACCGGCCGCGTGCGTCTTGGTCATCACGTCGCCGCCCTTGGCCCCTTTGCCGTCGTTCGGCATGTCCTTCTGGAAGGTCTGCCGGTGGCCCGCGCTGTGGGTCAGGTGGCACAGCACGCGGATATGGTCGGGCTTGGGGCTGTCCGTTTCATCGAACGACAGGGCGAAGCCGTGGCGGGTGTAGACCGGCCGCAGGATGGAATCCAGCTTTGCGTAGGTGGCGTACTTGCTGCGGGTCTGCGGGTTGGTGGCGTCCGCCGCGATGCGCCCGATATCGGCCTGTGCCGACGACAGCGCCTGGTTGAACGCCGTCTCCGCGTTGCGGGCGTCCATGCGCTCCTTCATCTGCAGAAGGCGCTCCATCTTGTCGATATCGCAGGCCGGGTCCTGCGCGGCCCGCTGGATCAGAGCCAGAATCGACGTGGGCTCCTGAGACTCGATCTTTGCAACAGCATTCATACGTTTCTCCTTCAACGAATCCAGGACCACCCATCACGCCAGCCCATCACGCGGGCCATGCGCTGACGTGCCACGTAGCGGCGCAGCTTGCCGATGGGCGACAGGTAGCGATTGACTTTGGGCCTGCGGGCTAGTCGCCACAGCAGGGCGAGCAGGAGCAGGGTGATGATGGCGGTGGTCATGCCTGCTCCGCAGCGCGGGTGCGGATATCTTCCAGTGCGCGCTCATTGCTGGCGTAGAAGTGCGGCACATGCCCGACGCTGGCGCGATAGATCGCAGCCCCAGCGCGGGCGGAATCGCCGTACTTGCGCTCCAGCGCATAGCCAGCTTCGCCGGCCAAGTGAATGGCCCAGCCGGCGCGGCAATGCGTCGTTTCGCAGGTATGCCAAGCGCCCATATTCAGCGCGTCAGGATTGGCCTCCACGCGTTCCAGGATCTTGGCGTCCAGCGCCTCAACTACCGGCACGTCGGGGTTGCGCTCCCGGTAGCGCAGTGCGCGTTCGCGGGCATTGGTGGCGCGCCGCGCCTGCCATTCTTCGCGGGTAGCGCTCTGGACGGATTCCGAGCCATTGGTTTCCGGAACATTCCTGGCGTCTGCGAGGTTGGCGTCTGCGAGGTAGGCGTCTGCGAGGTTGGCGCCTGCGAGGTTGGCGTCTGCGAGGTTGGCGTCTGCGAGGTTGGCGCGTGCGAGGTTGGCGCCTGCGAGGTAGGCGTCTGCGAGGTTGGCGCG